TCCTCAAATCTTTAGAGCCCCACAACAAGGACTTGGCTAAATCGCTCATCGCTAAAATTCGAGATCACGCAAAGAAGGTGATCGATTATTTCAGGGGCAGGGAGTTGGGGTCTCAGATAGAGGATCTTCTGGATAAGACGGTTCAGGACTTTTACTACCACCCCACCGGAGCCTCCAGGTTCAAGAAGAAGGACGGGTACGTAAAGGTCGACCTGGCCAAGGTTCTCTCCAAGGATCCGGTAGCCCTCAAGTGGATAAAAGGCATCGCCAATATTCCCGGCATATACCTTACGGGAAGCCCCGCACTCTCCCTGCAGGGAAACATATACCGCCCGAAAGACGAGCAAATCCACGACTTGGACTTCAGTTCTTCCATTCCGCATGAGGAAGCGGTGGCTAAGATAGAAGAATGGCTAAATAGCAACTCCGTCCAAATAATAAGGAGAGGCGGTATTTCGGACACCCACTCCTCGTGGCACGTTATGAAAGACGGTCGGAGATTTCTGGTTGAAATTCTTAACGGAATCGACGGCCCCACACCTATTCAGGTGGAACTGGACGTTCCCGAGCAGGGTAGAAGCACGAGAACCCAAAATACGGCACCCGAGGGACGGGTGGTCAAGATCGTCGTGGACATACCCGGAAGAGAAGCGGAAACGGTCAGCTTCATGGTTTCTCATTTCTCCCAACCCTTCGAGGCCAAACTCGGTTGGCTCAGGGCCAAGGACATTCTGGATATCCACGGTTTCAAGAACGCCGACCACGATGCCCCGGTATTCACCTCGCCGAAGCAGGAGCCGGAGAAGCAGCGGGCGGAGAAGAGAAGGGAGAAGGCCCTCGCATCCGAATCCAAATTCGTAAGGGCCTTGGTGGATCAGTTCCACCACGTTTCTCATTGGTCTGCAGGCATAATGCAGGATTTACATGACGCAGGTGCTCTTCACGGGCTTACGGGCAAAGAGGTAGACGACCTCAACGTCATCCAAAAAATACGCCTGTATTTCGGGAAGACGGGAGACCAGCTCACGGATCTACAGAATGCATTTGAAAACCCTATGCTGTCCCACCTCAGGGATACTAAATGGAAAGACGCCCTCAAAATATTCGGCGACTACGCCTATGCCAGATACGCACCGGTCCGCCATAAGAATATGGTGGAATTGCGGAAGCGCTCGGGTCTGGAAGTGGAAGAGGGCCGCAACTACTCGGGTCTGTCCGAGAAGAAACGGAAAGCTATCTTGGCGGATTTCAAGGGAAGAGACGCCGAGGGTAAAGCCGCATTCAAAAAAGCCCTCAACGTTTTCGACGCAATGAATCGAAGAAGTTTAAGGCTACTCCGACAAGGAGAGATCTTATCCAAAGACGGGTACGCCCGTATCGAAAAACACGCCAAGAACGAGAAAGGCGATTGGGTCTGGGCACCCCTTCGCGGATTAGGGGAGAAAACCTTGGACGTGGATTCCTCTGGAACCTTCCAGGGATACTTGCAGAACTTTCTCGAGCTAGAGACTAATCCGGAGAGCCTCGAGAAGATGGCTTCCGGCCAGGGTACGGGACAAGGTTTCTCCGAGACTTCCGGTAACTTCGTACTAGCCGCCGCCAAGGGTAGATATAACGCCGCCGATTCAAAGCAGATCATGGCACACGCCATAAGAGCTGCGAGCGAGACGATCATTCGTACGAATAAAAACGAGATAACTACCTCGATCGCGTCGGTACTCGCTCGCGTATTGACCAAGGGTGATAAGGACGCTCGGGAAAAGTACGCCAAGATCGCCCGAGTCATAAACCCGAACTTAGAAAGTCATAAAAAACATTTCATAAAGGAGACGCTCGTCGAGAAGTTCCAGGAAGTGGACGGCAAGATGGTCAAGATTCTGGAAAAGAAGAAGGAGAATCTTCTGAACAACGAGGATCTGGTGTTGACCTTTCGCAAGGAAGGCGAGCCACAGTACATCCTCTTCAAAGATACCGAGCTGGGTAGGAAACTGGTACGCCAGTTCAAGAACGCCGACAACGTCTCTAATCCCAATAGCATAGCCACACTAAAGAGCGCAATGGGCTTCTTCGCCCAGGCTTACACGGTATACTCTCCCAACTTCGTAGTCTCGAACATGATGAGGGACGTAGGCATGGCCTGGTTTACCTTGAGCAGCTCCGAGGCTACCAAGGACATTGCGAACTCCGTCCTGAACCCCTTCAACATAAGCACCAACATAAAGGCCATGGTCGTGGTGGCTAATCGTGAGTCACGCGGTGAGAAGATACCTATTCACTTGAAAGCTTTGATCGCCGAGGCGATGAAGGAAAACAAGAAGGGGGGCTCTCTCAAGAGTTATGCGGACGATATGGATTTGGTACCGCTCTTATACCAGGCGGCAGGCGGCAGGGTGTCCTTCTTCGGAATCGAGGACGTCGACCAGCAGACGAACGATATGGCCCGACGCTTGAACAGAATGGGGAAGACTGGAAGTATTTCGGGAGGGTTAAAGGCCTTCAACTGGTTGAAGCACGGGATTAAGAACATAAACACCGGAGTTGAGAACGGCGTACGTCTCCAAGTATTCCGGGAAGCGATCAAAAAAGGAATGTCTATGGAGAAGGCGGCGGCTCTTTCGAGGGACGTTACGGTGGACTTCAATAGAAAAGGTAACCACACCAACTGGGTAAATGCATTGTGGTTGTTCTTCAATGCTAGTGTTCAAGGCAACTATAAATTGATCCGTGCCTTATTTACCGAAAGGTCGCCTCAAGCTGCAACCGTGCTTATGGCCAAGTTCGTAGCCGGTGCCGCCATATACAGTTTCATGTCTCGCATGTGGGCGGGAGACGACGACGAGACCGAGGAGAATCACGTCGACAGACTTTCAGACTACGAAAGAGACCACCAGTTACAATTGTGGCTCGAGCCGGGAACCGGCAAACACGTGAAGATACACATACCATATGGACTGAACTCCTTCCTGTCCCTGGGTCGCCGCATAGGCGACGTCATGTGGCGGGCAGTGCATGGCAAAGGCGGGTCCGATCCCATGGAGGCAGCTCTCGGGTTCTGGGCGAACTCACTGGACGTGTTCAATCCTTTGGGCGCGGCGGGACATCCCTTGATATCCGTAACTCCCCACATTGCCCGTCCTCTGGTCAATATGGCGGGGCCGAACGTAAACTACATGGGCAATCCCATCTACCCGGACAAGAACGCGTTCGGGGCCAACAAAACGGAAGCCTATCAACATTTCACTAGCGTCAATCCCTTGTCGAGGGAGCTAGCTCACGGATGGAACTCTCTTCTTGGGGGAGACGTTTACGAGGAACCTTTCGGTGGAACCGCGTTAGGGTTCAGTCCCGAGACCCTAGACGAGATGGTGAACTTCTTCGGAGGCGGCATGGGTCGTATGGTTTGGCAGAACCTGGGAAGTGCTCTGAGACCCCAGGAGAGGGAGATCGACGACATCCTTAGGAGTATACCGATAGCTTCCGCCTTTTACCGACACAATACCCAAGACTACAATCTTCAGAGGAGATATTTCAATCTTCTGGATACGTTGGATAGGAAAAACAAACAGCTTAATATATACAAGGCAGAGGACCCTAAGAGGGCTGCGCAGTACAAGAAGGAGAACCTTCGATACATAAAGATAGGGCCCCTCGTCGATAAGCAGGATAAGCAAAGAAAGTTCTGGCGTAGGAAATTGGAGAAAATGGCGAAGGTGAAGCCAGACTCTAAAATAATGCAACAGTTTGAAAAAAAGGCGAAGGAGGATCAACGTAAGGGGATGGGTCGCGTACTTTCCAAGGCGCGACAGCTGGGCATTAACATATGAAAGAAACTAATTTTAAGTTAAACAAAAAGCAAGAAGAGGAATTAATCAAGTATTCCCTTGATCGCTTGAAGGAACTTGAAGCGGATAATCTCGAACGCATCGAGGTGGATCGCCTGGCCTGGAAGATATACGCAAACGACCGTTCGGATCGCGTAGGACACGACACCATATACGCCCAGTCGAATGTGCCTATACCGTTGACTTCCTTGATAGTAGACCATTTCCTGGCTAGGGCTGAGGACGACATCACGGGAACGGCTCCTTACTTCCGATTCGAGGCCCAGGGCCCGCAGGATATGGAAATGGTCAAGGCGTTCGATAAATATTTCAACTGGAAACTAGACAAGAAAGCTCGTACGCGCGAGCGCCTGGAAGAGAGTTACCTACATATATTCCTACAAAGGGCCGCCGTATTCAAAGCCGTCTACGAAGAAAACACATCCATCTGGTACGACTATGAGCGAAGCGCTCTCTTCGACAACGTGGAAGGCGACTTCGTAAAGACGATGGACGACAACTATGTCTTGGAAGGGGAGGCCCAGTTCGAGCCGATCACCGATCCCATGACGGGAGAGACCGTGATGTCCATGATAGGAGAGCCGGGTATAGAGGCGATCAAAGGCCGCCACGACTTTCAACCCTTGTCGGAAGGTATACCAACCCAGCTGATCAGGTACAAGGGTCCTCGATCCGTAGTGGTCGACAGTGATCGTTTCCTCTGCCCCTCCAATGTGGAGCACATCGAGGAAGCCGATTGCCTGGTGGAGTCCTACGATAAGGACATGACTTGGTGCAAGGACATGTTTCTCGAGCGGGAATGGCTATCTTACGGAGACTTCAAGCAGAAGATGAAGAAGGATGCCAACCCCAGGACCGACTCCGACAGGAACAAGGAGTACAAGGAGAATCTTTCGTTCGACGACGACAAGAATCCCTTGGTCAAGATCAAGGAGTTCTGGATCCGGAGAGATGTACTGGGCACGGGCGAACCTCAAGAGTTCTGTATCTTCATAGACCCCGAGACCGAGAATGCAATTTACTACGAGTACGTCGCGAAAGTGACTCCCGACAACAAGATCCCCTACTCCTGCGTCTCCATAGGCAAACAGAAGAACAGGTGGTGGGGCCCTTCCCTTCCGGAGAAGATCGGAGTGTATCAGGAGTATCTCGACAAACAATTTAACTCACAGTCCTACCGCAACGAGATGGCGGCCAATCCGATAATCGGGGTCAATCCCCAAGCTGTCGAGGACGAGCCGGATGATATAGAGCTTTATGCGGGGAAACTATTCGAGCTGAAAGATCAGCACAAGATGGAGGACTTCCTGACTTTTGCGGTTGTGCCCAACGTGGATACGAAGACACAGGAGTTGATAGACTTCGTCTTCGGCATGGTTCAACTTTGGTTAGGGGTCAGTAATCTGGCCCAAGGGGACTACCAAGCCTTGGCCCCGGCGAACACAGCGACCGGGGTCGAGGCCACTTTAAAAGAAGCTTCCAAGATCGGGAGACGCTGGATGCGTCGAATCGTTCGAGGCTTCGAGGAACACCTGACTAAGTTGGTGAAGATAGCGATGACCACCCTGGATGAACCTGAGGTCTTCGAGTACATGGAGGGCGACGTCACGCAGTTCGGGACGGTAACCCCGGAGATGGTGGAGAAACTGGAGACCAACGCCCGAGTCATCCTCTCCCAGAACCAAGACCAGAGAGCTCTCGAGAAAGCCAACATGGCCCTTCAGACCCAGGAAAGATACTTTAGCTACGCCCCCGAGATGCAGCAATGGACCCGTCCCCTGCTGGTTGAGATCCTTGGTGCAATGGGCTATGACAATATAGACGAACTTCTCCCACCGGGAGCTCCCCAGGATCCGAGAGCGGAAGCCGAGATGATGAAACTCATGGCTGATGCCCAAGGAGGAGGGGGAAGTGGGGGCGGCTCCGGTGGGGCGGCTCCGGCTAAACAAGATTCTATAGGCCCGGCGACACAGGGTATGGGGAATAGTAACCCGCAAGGGCAAAATCAATATCAACAAAGCACAGGATAACATCATGGCAACGTACACACACTCGACACCCGCCCGATACACTCACGGGTCCACCAACCGCGTTCACTCCGTAAAGGGAGCGCGCAACACGGTATTCCTAAGGCATTTGCGGAAGGCTCGAACCCGTTCGCGACCCACCTCCCTGCTTAAGGTAGCCAAGAGGATATACTCGGAGTCTTTCCCATCCTTTGGCGGGAGCTTCAGAACCGAATTCCAAGACGACGGCCTTGCGGAAGCTGCGGGCGGAACCGCAGATCCGGATTTCGATCATATAAAGAAATCTACGCGTGTAGTGGATAAATCCAGCAACACAATTAGATCACACACCTAAGGTAAATTAACGTGAGTCATCATAAAGTAAGAAAAAGATTTACGGAAAGATTGCGCACTCGCTGGCGCGACATCACCAACTTCGTGACCGTCGAGCGTGCCTTTGGCGACAACGGTGGCGTAGCTTCGAGGGGTGCCGTAATCGGCTCCTCGGGGTGGATTACGCGAAAAACGAGAGCCTTTATGCCGGTAAAATATTCTAAGGGGGTGGTGGACCGCTCAACGGATGTCGTAAGTCTCACCGCCAGTCGGAGGCGACCCAAAATCTACCCTAAAAGCTGGAGAACGAGTCTCCCGAAACTTACGGTCGAAAGGATTGAAGAAACCAGCATAAAAGTTAAGTTTGAATTTGTTCCAAACAACGGTTTGGCCTTCATCATAGTCTGGGGTGAAACCGACGGGGGTACAAGCGACCACGAGAACTGGGACGACTTCGCCACGATGGGGACCGGCGGTGGAACGGTAACTAGAGTTTTAACAGGGCTCTCGGACGACACTCCTTATTACATAGCATCTAAACACGGAGATCTCGGGGCTAGTCACCATAGAAACAACGGTTTTAGTCCAGTGGAGGGCCCTTTCAAAACACTCCCATGACCGACATAATAATATTCGACAAATTGGCGGATATAAAGCGTCTCACGGTAGATGAGTCCTTTCTTCATCTTGAAACGCGTTTTGCGAAGGAAAGAGGAAGATACCTCGCCAAGATGCTCGACCCCTCGACTAGTTCGGAGGAGACGGTGGCCCTCAAGGCTGTCGTTAATGCACTGGAAAGCTTATCACCGATGGCTCTCGCGAATACGATCCTCAAGATCGAAGCTAAGAACTCAAAGGTGAAGCATCCCGAAATGTGGAAGATTAAGAAACACGCATGAGCGCTCAAACCATAGCGCATATCCGATGGGTTAGATTAAATGCAGCGGGTCAGCCCGTAGACGCGGCTAACGCGGTCATAAGCGCCCCGCGTCCGCATCCCCTAACACTTGTGGGAAGACCTAAACCTCTTAAAGTGTAATGGTCTACAGCGCTACAACGGTTTCTTCGCGTATTATGACGAACGTACCTCGGCCCGTGTTCAGGTTCACGGACGACGATTCCGTGGTTATGTCCACGAGAGCAAGCGAGCCGCGATACGATAGCGGTGGCGATAGCGGTGGCGCGACAGGATTCAATATCGACATAAACACGCTAACGGAAGCGCAGATTTTGATAAGAACGGGGGACGCTATAGGCGTAATTGCGTTCGGAACGGACACTTTAGACCTATACGTTTACGATGGGACGGCTTGGCAAATTTACGAAAACTCTTAAAAAATCATGACAAGTACACTAGAAACGGTAGCAGACGAAACCGCAAGAGATGCCTTATCACCGGCGGTAGGAGATACGCTCTACCAGATTGACACGAAGCAGGTAATCACCTGCGCTTCTCTCGGCCCGGTAGTTTGGCGAATTTACGATTCCGATGCAGTCGCTTATACGTCGACTGGAGAAAACGACCTCAATTATCCAAGCGGACTTTTCACGGACACTGGTGCGACCTACTACGTCTCCACGCAACCCGCTTGGCATTTCGATGCGAGCATCCTCGATGGGGCGGCGGCGGCCAACAATCCCGCCAATGGGACGGCAGTAGCCGCGTGGGGGGATCGAAGCGGCAATGGACAAGACACGGCGCAGACGACAGGCTCTCGGCAACCGGCATTCCACACGAAACCGTCTCGACCCTACGGATGGGTAGGAAATTCCCGACCATTTTTAAGGATGGATAACGACACAATGGTATTCGATTCGAGCTACTCGGTCACGGGCGTGGGGACGCTCTTTACGGTGGCGATGCGTTTCAGCACTCTTGGGCGCTTATTTGAAAGCTACCAGTTCGTGTCTCTTGCCGAAAGTGTCGCGCTAGGGTCGGCCGGGACGGTTAAGATTTACAACCTCACTACAAGCGGCACTTACGACACCTCTACCACACCTGTGATGATCGCCGCGAATCGAGATAGCTCAAACCTCGTGACCGGGTGGATAAACGGGGGGTCTGCGGCATTAGGGCCGACATTGAGAACCTCGGCATTCACAATCACGCAGTTCGGGAGAAGCTCAAGCGATACAATGGTCTGGGAGCAGATTTACTTCGCCGCCGACCTCTCGCTAGAAGACATGAACGTCGTGCGCGAATATCTTTCAAACAAATACGCCTTCCTTTCTACCACGGAAATAGAATGAAATATTCAGTACACACAACTAAAGCCAAAGCGGAAACCGAGAACCAGCGTTTAATGGGCTTGCTGGGCATACCGGACGGAAAGGGAACTTTGCGTTACGGAATTCCCGAACAACGTGACGGCAAGTGGTTGTTTCGCATCAAAGAGTCGGGGACGTGGAAAGCGGACGACGTCGCAGAGAACGTCGAGTTCCTCGAAGAACCAGAACCTGCTGAACCAGAATAATGAACACCGAATCCTTGCGCCGGGCCCTGCTGGCAACGTTAGCCCTCGGGCTAAGTTCCTGCGGCCTTTCGACTTTCGCCCCGACCTTAGGCGGCGGACTCGGAGCCGGCGTGGGAAGTATCGGCGGTCCTGCGGGTGCCGTGGGCGGTGGATTGGCAGGAGCGGCATTGGGTCAGATATATAAGGAATCCCAGCACAACGGACATGTACAGGAAGCCGTACAGGCTCTTACGGAAGATGGGGTCAACGGGCTGGTCATGCAGCAACTGGAAAAGCAGAAGTCCACTTTTGATACGGTCGTCGAAGGTATATACCACACGATCCTGTTGTGTTGCATAGGGGCCGCACTATACATTTTCATACCAATAATCTGGACGAAGTATCACGTCCAACAACAATTAAACAAGAAATGAGAGACGCTGCTTTAGCCATTACTGGAACGGGAGGGACATTCGTCCTCACTGATTTGAACCCCTATCTCGCATTCACGTGCGGAATTCTGACTCTGATTCATATTTCAGTCTCGCTTTACAAGATGTGGAAAGGGTGGGAAAAGTAACTTTCAATATAAATACAACCGGTTGAAGATCTCAGCCGCCCGACAGTAACGTTCGGGCATGACAGATCAACTAGGGGAGGTTGAATCCCCCCAAAGCGAATCCGTTTCGGACGCGTCATCAAACGACCTTCGAGGCATGTTGGGAACCGAGCAACCGGCGGAAGCCGCGTCGCCCGAGCAGGAGCAGCACGCTCCCGAGCCGTTAAGTGAAGAAGCTCCGCAAGAAGCTATACCATTCGAGGAGGAAATCCCGGAGGGAGAAGTGGAAGGGGAGCAACTGGCAAAGCGAAGAATACGTCCGAGAACGCCTGAGGATCAACAGGTCATAGACTTGTATCGATCGGATGGTTTCGACGGAGGTTTCGACGACGCAGCCAGAATCATATACGGAGCGGAAGCCATACCTAGTCACACGCAACCTACGACGGAGCAGCCCCCAAGGGCCAGCTTCTCGGAGCAAGCGGATAGACGGGTCTCCTCAATTCAACAGGAAATCGTAGAACTGGAAACGAAGGTAAACGAAGCCACTGAAAATCTGGAGACCGGAGAGGCGTTAGCCCTCCAGCGACAGATCATGAAGAAGGAGATGGAAGCACAAGACGTCCGGACCCGCAAGGCTTCTCACCAGCGTGACCTCCAGCGATCAGAAGAAGATGCCTATCGCTCCAAAGCGGTAGAGAGCCGGGACAGTGTGTATGTAGCATTTCCTCAATTGTCGGAAGAGAACTCAGTTCCCCGAAGACAGTTCGATGATTTCGTGGCTAGTGCCCAAAACGATCCCGATTACGCCGTAATCTTTGATTCACCTAAATGGCCTGAGATCATGGCCAGAGAATTTGCAGGGAAAACTGGAATGGTGCAAGCCGCGCAAGCGCAGCAAGCTCCACAACAGATGCCTCAGCAGAGAGCTCCGGTCATGGGAAATCAAGCGAAGGTTTTGACATCGGGAACTACGACGGCACCAACCAACGCTCCGCTTACCTCGCAGGGGATGGTTGATGGCATGCCCAACATGACGAACGAGCAATTGTATCAAATGCTAGGGAATGCTTCTCAGCCAGCCAATTTGAGGTAATCGGGATTCAACATCCACAATTCGATTATTAAATTACAATGGCTATTAAATCAATGGGAACAGGGGCCGGCCAAGGAGGCTTCCCCGCAGTACCAAACACAAACGTCGACTTAGCGAATTCCGCTACCGACTACACTACACTATTCAACGACGCCACTAATGATTTGCGCACAAGAGTCTGGTCCGAACTCGTAACGAGGGACGCCCGGGAAAAAAACACGTTCGCAAAATTCATAGGGGGAGAAGGAAGCGGTAAACCTATCGTCGAAAAACGAGATATCTCCGCAGGAGGAACCGACAAGGTAACCTTTACCACAGTCGCTCCTATCCGTGGACAAGGTGTCCGTGGGGAAGAAATCCTAAAGAACGCCACCGGCAAACTCAAGTTCGGTACGTTCTCCGTGGAAGTCGACCTCCTTCGTCACGCAGTCGCCTGGACGCAAGTCATCAAATTGATGCGCTTCACCGGCAAGACTCTCGACCAACTCAGCGCCGAAGTCATGTCCGAATGGGCAGGTCGCACCGAGCAGGACCACCTCATGTACGTTCTTCGGGACACATGCATCGCAAAAGGCCCTTCCAATACGATCTCCGCTTATGGAACAGGTGCCAGCGGTGCTCTTAAGTACGACGAAGGTATCAGCACGGACATCATTCAGGAAGCCAAGCAAGCCTTGATTTCTCAGGGTGGACAACCTATGAACACGGGTGCGGACGGCAACCAGGAAATTCCCGGTTACTTGTTCTTCGCTCCCGACGCATGTCTTCGTCCTCTCCGCAGCGATCCCGACTACTTGGAAGCGATCACACAGGCTGATTCCCGTGGACCCGAAAACAAGTTGTACAGTGGTTCATATGCGAAATGGGACAACAACGTCATCGCCAACCACAACACAATCATCGACACAGCCGACGGACGCCAAGGTTCTCCCTTGCTGCCGACTCTGTTGTTCGACCTAGCGCTGAACGCCACCGTAGCGCCTACCGGCACTATCGTAGGTACCGGTGATGCGTGGGCCAACTTCAATGGGGCTACTGTCCGCATACCCGGAGGTGGAGGCGCTCTAATGCCTACGACTCCTTCTGCGGCCGATACCTACATTGTGGTCATCGACAACAATCCTCTACTCGGTCTTCTGAACATGTGTTTGTTCAAGGGGACTAGCATCAACGCAGCTCTCAATACCTTCAGCATCGCAACTGATGAGACGCTCACACTTCCGGTAGCTAACCGAAAGATTAAAACTGGAGCTAACTATGTCTTCGGAGACGGGTCCTTGATCTGTCAAGCGAACTCGATCGGAACTCCGATTGGTTATGCGCTGGCTATGGGTGAAGGAGCCTTGTATTACGCTAAGGGCAGTGTCTCGAATGAACAGATTTTTCACTATGACGATTTCGCCAATAGTGGAAATGACGCTCACTTGAACGCTATCGGCCTTCAGTCGATCTACGGTTTCGGAGCTTACCAGGATACCAGGTCACGCGTACCAGGCGTTCAGTTGGTTGAGTGCGTACGTCAAGTACCAGGTCTTACTCTTGCGAATTAGACAATTACATTATCCACCGAGCGTTAACTCGCTCTCCACACTTAAGGGCCGCCCTCCATTTGGGGGGCGGTTCCTTATTTTAAGAACCCGACCTAACCATGAAAATCACGATAATCGGTAAAAGAAACCAACTCGGAATCAATCCCACCATAAGGCTCAAGGGTATGTCCCGCTTACCTTACGTCTTTAAATGGGACCCGAAGATCCCCGCCTATGCCTACGAGCCCAAGGACCAAAAGGAAGTGGATGATATCTTCGCTTCCGCAGGGCGGCTATACAAGACCATGAGATTCTCCGTCAGTCTCGGCGAAACCCAGGCGGCTCCGGAGTGGCGGCTGGAGGAAGTCGAAGACCTGGAAGAGATAGATCAGAAGTCCGAACTGTTGAAACGCTGCCGGAAGTTGGGCCTGAAAGTGATACCGCAGGACCGGCCGTCTTCCTTGAAGAGGCTTCTGACCGCCTTCAAATCCGGTTTGAGTTACGCCTAATTACAATCGGTGGACTCGAGGCATCCCCGCGTTGAACATGGGGTATGGCTGAAAATTTAGGACTGGGCATGGCCCCGACCTTCAAGGCATTGAAGGATCAATTGGCTACTATGCTGGGAGCTGAGTCTGTCAGCGACCTCCCTTTGATCGATGCTGCAAGAGTTGGTATATATGTAAACCAGGCATATCGGGAATGCTATTCACCTCTTGACGGCAAGCGTCCTTTATGGGCGGTGGCAAACTTTGGGCTTCATCTGAAGGGGCCCCAAGCCTTGACGGGTACGACTACCCAAGGATCGACCCTAGTATCCGGACTCTCTGACACGATCTCCTCGAACTACGAGGGTAGTTACATGAAGATAGGAGATGATTTCCGAAGGGTGGCTTTGTTCGATGGGACGAACGCCTACCTCACGGCCCCCTGGCAACATGCTTCGGGCTCTCAGAGCATGACCCTTTACCACTCCTGCCATCGACTGGATCGGGAAGTGATCGACGTAGAGGCCGCACCGGAAGTCGTGGGCTTCGGTCCGCTCTCCCCGATAAGTTCACCGGAACAAGAGGTTCGTACCCGAGCTTCTTATTCATACGACTTTGCACCCGTGCCTGGCGGCAGTGGTACCCTCCCCTCGATCAAGTACAACGGTAACGACTTTCAGATAGACAATCCTTTATTCTACTACATAGACAACTCGGATCTGCTCAACGTAGTCGATACGGTGGATCGAATTAGCGCGGACATGACGGCCGTACGCTGCCGCTTCTCCGTATATCCCCTGCCTAAGGAGGATATATCCATCCGCCTTCGTGCGAACATACTGCCTCTCGAGCTTTCCACGGACAATGATCTCCCGAGATTACCGGGGAACGTCGTGTGGGACATACTATTTCCTATCGCCCAAGCCAAACTTGCATTGACCGATCCTCGCTATAATGGAGACAACAAGGAGATGATTCGCAGTTCAGCAGGGGAGGCACGGGTCAGGTTATCCACGATGGGTAATGCACAAAAACAAAGAACGCTACGCATGACTCGTAGGTCGGGTTGGTGATATGCCTCCCGTCGATTTCAAGATAAGGCCGATCGGAAGGCCTCAGGTCTCCGAAGATAGCTCTCTGGGGTACCGGAAACTAACCCGGAGGTTTGTCGTAGAGGGCCCCAAGGTATCCGAGGCGGGGATAAACTCGGGGACGTCCAAGTTATTCAGGGATGTGGGGGAGAAGGACGAGGAGTTTACTGATTATTATTTAGTAGCACAGCAGGTAGAGCCCACCACTTCCGTAGACAAAGCTTACTTGAATAGGACATACGTCCAGTTTAGAAACTCATGGTTCGGGGAATCCCTCTCCGAGAATAAGAATACCAAAAGACTTTCGAGAAGGTATATGGTCTTGAAGCAGTCGGAAAATGCCCTACCTACGGGGGCCTCGGGATTGGGCTATGGGGACGATGTCTGGAGATTGCACCCAGCATCCGCCAACTACTCCGCCGTCGGAGATTCGACGGAACCTTGGGACATGCTTCCCGACTTAATCAAGAACTCGGAGCCTAGCAACCTGGTCGATGTCACTGCGGCTAAGGCTGCCAGCCACCCGCTCAGCTACGATATAACAAGTTTGAGTGGTATGTTGACTGATGCTTTGGCCTTAAGCCCAGCACCTTGGGTGTCTTGGGTCAGAGGATCCGCTCAGGTAGATACTTCCAATCCGGGTTTTGACGTATGGAACGTTTCCTGGATAGCCCCCTCTGTGCCTCACTGGTCAATGGGTGCAGTTGCAGGGTCTCAGCCCCCCGTGATTATAGACATCAATGAGAACGGACTGAGCGTGGTTCCCTCGACGAGCTCTGACACAACGCCGGTAATTTCAAATTTTACTTTCTTTTTTGTGGGAGAAAACATACCTGCGCCGCTTCTCCCAAACCCCGGAGTAACTCCTTATGTAGTGGTTGACTTCTACATGCAGGGTAAAAGCGGTGGCATGAGGAGTACTAGCCGAACCTATAAGAACGCAGTGTTCACGAAGGCGGCCAATACGGACGCAAAACTAAGATTTCGGGACACTGCGGGTGACCTGGTCGAAGTAGCCTCTAAGACGGGACCGATCGTAGCCGGAATCCCCGCTTACGGCGGAGGAACTATGGCGTTTAACTTCAACGCGGGACCTAAGGACAAGTTCAGCGTAGGTACCTTTGTGCAAACGAGCAGCGGGAGCAGCGGGAGCGGCGGGAGCGGCGGGACTTGGCAAGGCGGCGGCATACCCATTGGGTGGTCGACCCCCCTTCCTCTATACCAAGGCCAGGAAATTATATCCGCAGGAGGACACATTAGTTGGACTCACATGTTCCTTAACCAAATTGGGGGTAACCTCGTCAAGACTACCGTGGAATCTATTCATGCCTATCGAGGTGAGCATATCTGGCGTATCAACTGTACCTTTGCGTAATGGAAGACCCATTAGAGTGGCAAGAATACAAAGACAAGGTTGAAGAGCTAACTCGAGAACTCGAAGAGCTTAAGGACCAAGTCGAAGGTCTTTCCGGTGAGGCGGCAGAGGACTCCGGTCTCATATATTTGGGAGAAAATGCGACTGACCAACGACAAATGGTCGTACACTATGCCGGGAATCTGGGCGAGGACCTTTCCGCAGACGACTATGGTGCCGTAAGAGACGCCTTCGAGGTCTTCGTCAAGGCCGAGGATAACGATCGCGCGCATCTAATGGAAGTTCGTCACGGCGACATGATAGCTGGAACTTTAGGTGCCGACGGGGATCGGGTATATGCTCTCGTCACTATAGCGGACGAAGATAAGTTGGCGGGGATGCAAAACATAGGCCCTCCTCCCTATGCGGGCTCGGCTCCTTGGAGTTACCACATCTATTCTTTCTCCTCGTGTTGTGAGTGTGCATGTACGGATCCACATGCCGATACTTTGAATTTCGCTACTGAAGTTTCGGATATCGGGTCGAGTGCCTATGGGGGGCTGGACTGGGGATGTGTTACCTACGATACTGGAGCTTGTGCTTACGTGGCGACGACGACACCCATTTCCCCCGATTCTTACTTTTTCGGGGATTACACCATGACTTGCGAGTATAAAACGGACAGGGGGTGGACCATCACGGTGACCGGAGAGGGTATCGAGACCTTACCCGATAGTGTGTTCACGGGTGCAGGGGACGATACCCTCCCGGGCATGGCCGAAAATATAGACTATACTTTTGACTTAAAACCCTGCAACGTGGACATCCCTAACGATGAAGATACGGGGGGCATTTTTCTGTCTGCGAGCACGTCCATAGCCGTAACCTCTTGCACGCCATGACCAAAGAGGAAACATCCAAGGGTCTAGGTGACACCATTAAGAAGGTGACGGATAGGCTGGGCATTAAGCAGTGTGGCTCTTGCGCGAGGCGGCAAAAGAAACTCAACCGGTTGTTTCCCTATAAGCCAAAGACTAAGGTAGTGGAATGAGATGGTTTCGCGTACCAACTTTTTCGGGCATCGAGGCGGCAGCCGATGACGCCGATCGGGGCACCCTCCGGCTAGCAGAGGGTTGTCTTCCCATAGGGCCGGGGGGACTGCACTCGGGGCCCGTTTGGGAAACCATAGGCCCTGTTTCCCGCATATCGACTAGCGAAAGTAACGAACTAGTCGCGGCGGAAGACGCTTCGGGGAACTCCGTTCTGTTGGCTAGTCGATCGGGTCGGGTGCATGACGTCAAGGTGTTCCCCATAGCGAATACGGATCTCTCAAGCTTATCCCCGTGTTATGACGTACCTATCGGCACGGTATATAATTCCGACTTTGCATATCTGTCTGCGGTAGGGAATCGGATGGTGGCTTTTGGGGACGGCTCGAGCGAGGCACTATTCATAGGGAGCGGATCCCCTGTAGCTGAGTCCACCTCTAGTACACCCGCCTCTACGATATACCATTTGGAATACTCTAAGTTCCCGAACTGTAAATTTTTCGTAGTCGGGCCACAAAATACTTTATTTGCTGCAGGAGATCCCGAGAATCCTCTTACTATTTATGTTTCAGAACCTGCTGGATTGACCCAACCGGACCGTGACTCTCTATATTCCGTAGAAGCCACTAGCTCGGTGGACCTCCTCATGACGGATGCAACCGAAGTAGTCGCTCTTTCCTGCGTAGCGGGAAATGTAGCGGCTCATACGGACGCCGGGGTCTTTCTACTTTTCGCACCAAGTCCAGACCAAGCGAACACGGGGTACCGAGTTGAGCAAGCCCCGACCTCCGTCGCTTCGGCGGCAGTGAACTTACAGGTTGTGGCGGGTGAAGACGGGACTCAACCCTACTACTTGGGATTCGATGGTCAGATTTGGAGAGACCCGTCAGGCCCTTCGGACGCACAGAAGGCGGGGTATACGGATCCCGTACAACCAAGTGCCGGGGCGAAGGGACGATGGGACACCGAACATCCTGCGGATCTTTCTAATTCTTTCTCCGCCTACGACCCGGAGTCCGGTCAGTACTGGGTCTATATCGAAAACGAAGACTTCGCGAAATGGGAAGCTCGGTACGTACCCGCCCCGCCCACTGCGTTTTCAGCGGGGGTAACGCCTCATCCCCCTAAAGATTTTGAGGCAGTAATTGACCCCCTCTCGATCGCACCCCTCGCTCCTGCGGAATTTGAGGCGGTTGTGGACATGGCTTCCTACGTTCCGAATGCTCCCATTCTTTTTAGCGCCGTCCACACACTCTTATCACCCTCCGCACCCACAGGCTTCGGGGCTTCCGTAATACCCGCCGCACCTACGGGCTTTTCGGCCCTTAGTACACCCGCCGCACCCGCAAGCTTTGCGGCCCTTAGTACACCCGCCGCACCCGCAAGCTTTGCAGCTGTCCAGGCGGTCGGAGTTCCTTCCGCACCCACAGGCTTTGTAGCACTCCAACAACCAGCCGCTCCCACCAGCTTTGCGGCCCTTGCCTCACCTACCCGACCTCTTCTTTTTACGGCCTTTGCCTCACCCGCCGCACCCACAGGCTTTGCGGCCCTCAGTACACCCGCCGCACCCACAGGCTTTGCGGCTCTCAGTACACCCGCCGCACCTACCGGCTTTACGGCCCTGCCTCTACTTCCTGCAGCTCCCACCTTATTCTCGGCACTCGAATATCCTTCCGCACCCACAGACTTTGGGGCTACCCACACACTCTTATCACCCTCCGCACCCACAGGCTTCGGGGCGGCGCAGCACCCCGCTTGTAACGTCAACGCCCCTTGTGCCGGGTACTATGGTGGGGGGTATCCCGCCTTCGTAATGGTAGATGTAAGAACCCAGTTGAGCAGTTCCAACATAACCCACTGGATAGGCAAACTGTACAGGCAAACTACAGTTATAGGGGATGATTGGGGGCACCCGGAGTATGCGGGGAACGCATTTATTAGTGGTGCCGGAGGGGGCTTCGTTCCTGTGTATCTTAATTACCCCTTGCTGGGGACTTCCTCAACTAAGTTAAGAATACACTACGGGAACTGGTTCGGTAATCCCAACTACCTCTATGTAGAGAAACTCTGGAGCGGGACTTGCAGTTCGGAAAGATGTCTGCCATACGGGGCATACAATGCAAATTACTCTGGGTCTATCCCGTGGCCAGCTTCTGCCGTGATAACTTGAATTTACAACCGATTGAAAAAACCAAACAAAACTAGGAGATTAATCATATGGCAACAGTAAACTTAACATGGACACCTGGTAGCGGCGGCGGCGCCGTAGCTAGTTATACAATATACCGCAGAGACATCACCACCGATGTTGCGATCACGTTGGGTACCGCAGACGCCACGATGTCTGGCATCGCGCATACTGGGTCCGGACAGCATACGCATGCGGATCCGGATTCTTTGACTGCGGGCCCCTACTCCTATTCCATTTACGCAATAAATGCCGCAGGAGAGAGCCCCGTTGGAGTCGCGACAGACGGACCCTCCTGCGCGAACGTGACGGTCGTATAGCTTATATAGCTTAAAAGGGTTTTAAAACATGCCCGCAGGATGCGAGACAATCAACGTCTCGGGCACGACCAATGGGGTCGCTGACGGGAACTACACTTTCGACGCCACCACTCAGGCGTGGATAAACGACAACAATGTAGAGTGGACCGTCCAAAAAACATGGTGGGAAGCTGACGCTTTAGGCGCGGGAGTTCCCGCCACTTCCGGTTTCCGCTGGAGTTTCTCGTTTTCCGGAACTACCCAGCCAGCCGGAGCCGTAACGGTTCGGATGCTCAGGCATCCTACGCTCATGCCCCATGCGTATTCGGGATTGCCCGCCCAATGGACTCCCAATTCGGCGCACGACCTCAACGGTACGGTTCAGACCCCGTCCGTGAATGCGAGCATTAACCCTATATTTTTAGAGGAATGGGTCCCTGTCCGTGTCAACCTCAAAAGGTATGATGACGCGTGGCATACTAACTTGCTCGACACAGGGACGATGGATATCGACTTCAGCAACGTCGAGGGGTACTCCGGTACGGGGACACCCACTACGGTTCAATGGGCTGCTGCGATGGCTGGTCGGTCGTTTATTGGAATCAAATCCGTAAATAGTTATTCTGGGACGGGTATTCTTGCTCCGACCATGGTGCAGTACACCCTAAGCACGAACAATTTGCACTCTCCCTATTGGCAGAAGACGACACCCAACGATACGCGAATATACCGAACGCATAGCTGGCCGCCCGGCAGCGACTCCCTTAGCCTGTATTTTGGTGTTTCGGGGGGAGTTAACACTAATAACTGGACCACGTACGATGCGGCGTTGAATACCAAGTATTACTGGCAGGCAGAAGGCGAAATAGTTCCCGGCACTCGGGCCTTTAATGAGTTGATATACCCTGACAAGAACGCGTCGGGGGCCAACTACGACCTCTTGACGGAGGGCTTTACTTTCGGTACGGGGTGGAGTGCGAGCGCTCCGCTCAACAACTACCCGCTGAATCTAGTGGACGCCAATAACGGCACATACGTCCAGTGGGTTGGCAACTACCTCGACTTTGGCTACGGCTCCTCATGGGGTATCGACTTGGGTATGGCCCCCGATGGAGGAGAGACTTGCCCTTCGGAAGCCAACTGGACGGGCACGGGTATAGCTATAATAGCTCCCCCCTCCGCACCCACCGGATTTGCAGCGGTTCAACACCCATGGACGCTACCCGCAGCACCCACCAATTTCTCAGCTGGCGTAATACCCTCCGCACCCACCAATTTCTCAGCTGGCGTAATACCCTCCGCACCCACCAATTTCGTAGCTACCCAGTTAGCGGTACCCTCCGCACCCACGGGATTCGGGGCCGTCCAGACGGGGGTACCCTCCGCACCCTCCAATTTCGTAGCTACCCAGTTAGCGGTACCCTCCGCACCCTCCAATTTCGTAGCTACCCAGTTAGCGGTACCCTCCGCACCCACTGGATTCGGGGCCGTCCAGACGGGGGTACCCTCCGCACCCACCGGATTTGAGGCCCTCGTGGATCTAGATTCCATAGTCCCCAGCGCTCCCGTGTTAGGCACTGCCTCCGTATACCGTTTCGCCGGATGGACTAGGCCCGCACGCTACAAGGGTTATGTATATAGTGAGCTAGGGAAGTCCCTTACGGGCCCGTTTGTGGGTGGAAATATCACGGCGTTGACTTCCGTACGCGGTACGGGGTCACTGGTTTCGGTTTCCGGGGACGATAGTCCATCCGGCGAAACGGTATACGAAATCCGCTCGACCGACCTATCTAAATTCCGGGAAAGGGATTTTGGGGAGGCACCCGTAGGCGTATGGCCCTATCCGCAACTGGCCCCGCCCAGTACCACCGCCGCTAATTTTATAGTCGGAAGCGAAAACGGGGCGTTCGCATACCGGGGTAGGTACCTGACTTCGCCTTTCAGTGAGTCCTTAGTCGGAAACATAGCGATTGATTCACCGCTGTACTTCGAGGACGGCCACCTGGCGATTGCCGAGACGGCATGGATGCACCTAGGGAATGAACATAACAACAAGCAGGTTCATCGACTGGACTTTAACTTTTCAACGGGATCCTTCGGCCACCTGTGGGCGTACATCCAAAGCGACAGCGAGCAGGGCAAGGTTTCCGGACAGTACAAGGGGCCGATAGAGAACAACGTCCGAGTGTTCACGAACATTCGGGGCAGGAGATTTCGGGTTAAGCTCTTTATCGCGACGCACAAAGACCACCCCTGGAACCTGCGGGAGATGGCAGTGGGCCACCTTGTTGGGAAATCTTTTTAGGTGGGCGACCCGGCTTACCTCTCTTAAAGAAGCCTGCCTTCCGTAGCCTAGAACGGATAGCCTCTTCCGACACGGACAACAATCGGGCTATCGTTCCGGGGTGAAAACCCTCCTCGAACCGGGCGTATATGAAACCCTCGTATGCCCTGAGCCTCGTTCTAATTCTTCTTTGGTCATACGCGTATAGGTAATTTTTTCGGTCGACGGCAGTGGTTGACTTCCGTGTGCCGAATGCCGCCCTGACCTGCTCGGCCGTCAGGCCCAGCTTCTCGAGAAGATCTACTGACATCTCATTTCATATCGTCACGGAGGTGGCCTCGACTATGCGGGGAGGCCAAGCCACCGCACCTATCGTGGAGAGGGTCGTCTCCTTGCCGAAGTCAAACTGAATCTCAAGATTCACCTTGACCACCTCGCCGGATTCTATAGCACATAAACGAATTTGAGGTATGAGCTGGTCCACCACTTCAACTGCCTGCTGGCAAACTATGTCGAGGGTCTCCTTCTCAATGCCTTTTTGGTCTTCAAGCCATTCTTTCATGGGTCACAATTGGGTTACGATTTATTTAGGTCGAGTGAATATGTCAAAGCCCTATGGGGCTGACCCCGTAGCCGAAAGTATTCCATTTGCCTTTGTACTTCTCGTACTGACCCTTCGAGTTAATTACGTGGGGTCGGACGGTTACGGTACCCGCCGAGATTTTATGAACAGGGATCAGGTACCAAGCCTTTTCAGGGATTACGAATACCGCGAGAGTATCCACGATCGAGTCGCGGAGGTGTAGCTTTTTGTTGAGACAAAGGGCGAGAGCTTTGTAGGAAAAAGTCGAGTACCTTTTGTCGACGAGCGTACGGTGCCCCACTCCCCGAACCTGGGTCACCTTACATTTCCCATTGAGAGGGTTCATCACAATCGTGTCATGACACTGCGGGTCGCCGTCGGGGTTGTGCGGCATGTAACCGTGGGCTAGGCATTCATAACGAAAGAGCACCTCGATTGCGGTGCCCTTCGATTTATTGTTTTTATTTTGTCGCCAGCTTGCTTCAGCTGGCTCGAAACGTCTCATAAGTTATGAATTAATCGGGACTGATAACCCATTTATTTGTGCCCTTGGCGGGGGCTCTGCGTATCCAGGAAACCCCCTTGTCGTGCATGTTTCGCAAGCCCCACCCAAGTTTTTTCGGGGTGACGTCCTTGATGAGTACGCGGACTCCTTCCATTCGATCGAGCAGGACGAGGAGCTCGGAGCTCGTGCCCTCCCACTCCTCGAGTTCGTTTTTGTCGAGCCACTTCTCTCTGAAAATCTGAAGGAACTCCACGATGTGAGCATAGCTTGCGTCAGCCATCCAGAGAGCTTCAATGTCCTTGTTCAAGTAGGCCTTCACGCCGAACCGCAGCTCCACCATATCCTCGGGAACCTCGATGGAGTTGAGGTAACTGGCGAAATGGGGAAGCTCTTTGTGTAAAGTATTAGTAAAGCCCGAGAAAAAACCCTTGAACTTACGGCACTGAAAAATCATGAGTTTGTCCCTCACTGACATCTCGAGATCGGGTAACAACTGTAGTGATGTCGCGTCTTGGTTGAGCGTGACGCTTATCCTGCCTCTCCACCGTACCCTGCCGGGCTTCTTGAACTTGCCGTTGACAGAGAACTCATCGTTGGCAACGAACTCTTTTATCTTCGAAGTGAAGGCTATCCGGGCCTGAGGATTGGCGGTAGGGGCCTCATCGTCGACTGTAAGTAAGCCAAATTCATACAAGTAGTCGTTAAATTCAGTTTTACTGCATAAATACTCCGATGCTTTTATGTGACCACCGAATAAGTTTCCTAAAATTTGCGTGTTCCAAAGTGTTTTTCCGCAGTTAGGTGGGCCGACTAAAAACTGTGCATGTCCCGACGCGGGGTGCCCGGCCCTCGCATTTCGATACGCCCAGCCGAGCCACGCCAACTCGTACTTGAGTTGCTCCTCACCGAACATGGTCTCCGCCCAGTCCGCAATAACTGGGAACTTCTCACCCCACTTCGCCACACCATCGGCAGGAGCCAAGGGAGTTATGGTCGAGGTGTTGAAGTATCGCTTGTTGCCGAGAGGTACTATGTGTTCCTTTATGAACACAAACGGCACGGCGGCTTCGACTCTCTTCTCGTTGTGGATCTGGAACAGAGCCCGCTCAACCTCGGAAAGGTTTTCATGCCGACCTCGACGATTGTCGAGAGAACACCGAGCTCGAAGGTCGAGGGTAGCCTCCTCTTTAGTGGCGGCTAGGAAAGTTCCATTGTCCATGCGTACGAAGTACTGCTTGCCGTCGAACCAGTAGCGCTCGATGGCGGCACCTATCCGACCCATCTCGAACTGTGCTACAAACTGGGGGCCAAGAATCTCCGACCATGAGACGAAGGGCTCAGGCCCGGTGAAACACTGCATGCCCGTGTCTCGAACGACTGCGGCGGTAGTGTTCGTGGCGGTGGAATCCCAGAACCTAGGGCCTCGAGAACCGTCACGGAACGCCCCCGGCCAGATGCCGGGATACTGCACTTCGATCTCGGCTTTTATAACCCCCAAGTCAATCTCCGTAGCCTCCTGTGAGAAGTCTGCGCCCGTCGAAGTTTCGTACTGCCAAAAATGCAGGGTCTTCATCGGGATCGAATCCGGCGAGACCTTTTTCCAGTCATGCCCCGCTAGGAAATAGCGATGCGGGTCGGTCGAACCCTTGTCGAATCCTCGGGCTAGCTTACTTGCACCCAACTCCTTGACCACTCGGTCGAGGAATCGCTTGGCTATCTTCTTCCCGTGGAACATCACGGGTTTCTCAAAGAACCATACCGCATGTATCCCTCCGCTGTAGCTTCGGCTGACGTAGCTAAGCGGGTATGCCGACTCGAGGCTTCGGTTTACGAACTCGCCAACCTCCTCGTCGGAGAACTTTGCGTCGTAGTCCAGAACTACCCCGTGTATGAAGTGGGGTGAGTTGTTGCCACTCACTCGCTGGCTGGCGTCGAGCCCCTCGAACACGCTGAATGCACAGTAGTTCGTGTCGGGCTCGGCTGCCCAGTTTTTGAATTGGGCCGTGGTCTCGAACTTGGGAACCTCGAAGGTCTCGTCCCAGACCGCCTTCCTCTCGACTAGATTAGCCTGAAGGTTCTGTATGGTAAATAACTCATTCATGTGCTTAACCCCTTTCTCCAGTCCCACGGGCAGTCGAAGTTGTTGTTGTCCGGGTCGTCCCATAACTCTGCCAGTGCGAGGCAGGTTAGGGTTTCCACGTCATCGAATTCTAAATTATCCATTACTCTCCGTAGTTTAAAGTTGACTAATGCAATACGCTTTGCAATTTAAAAATCACTTGGTGTATACTTTGCTGATCGTTGCCTCCGCTCTGAGTGGAAAACCTGGAGCCCACACCGGCGGACGGCACATTATCTCTATAATTTTCGCAGACTCTTCGTCCGCTTTTTCCTCGGGCACGGCAATGACTACCTCATCGTGAACATGCATAACTATGTCGTAACCTTCGTCCTCGAGATTGAGGATAGCCTCGGCCAAAAATTCTCTGGCGTTAGCTTGAATTTCGTTCTCGAAAAGTAGGGGGCCATAGACATAAGACCTCTTCTTCTCACCCCTAAGGGTCTGGCAGGATGTGCCCGTCAGCTCAGGTCGGATGTTGAAGAACTTGAGCCTGCGCCCAGACATGAGAGGGAAGGCGTACTCCTCACTGTTGGCGGCGCAGTGTTTGACTAAATTGTCATGCTGTCGCTGTCGCTGTTGGATCAGGGGATTCGACTGGCGGAAGTCCGACACCTGTATGTAGGCGTTGACCCAGAGCCTCTTGTCCTCGGCGTTCAGGCGGGGGAATACCTCGGCCTTGGCGGGGTGGTACTTCTCGTTGAACTCCTGAAACCTCAAGGCATCCGACCTGTTGTAAGGCCTATCCAAGACATCGACCATGCCGAAGGTCTTGACCGTCTCGAGGAAGCGGAACCACCCTGCCCCATAGCCGAGCGCCAGCACACGAACCTTCGCCAACATGTACATCTGAGGATCCTCCGTCTTCAACTTACCCCCCGTCCAGCCCATGGTGGCGCGGGCGTGGGCTTCGTAAATGTTAACCCCCTCCTCTAGGTAGGCTAATGTGTCATGATCTTCCAGTAGATATGCGGTAGTGTGTGGTTCGATGGACGTGAAGTCCACGATGCTCCAGACCTTACCCTCGGGTGCCTTGATGAGAGACCTGACGTCGACCCCGTACATAGGTGAACGTGGCAGGTTCTGGACGTTGTTCCCTGCGTCACCACTCCACCTGCCCGTGTGACCTCCGAAGTATTTCAAATTGTAGGGGATGGTTCCGTCGGGTCGGAGCCTACGCTGAAAGGTTCGTAACCTTTTCAGTTGGGTGTTCATGCGTTGATAGTTCTGCATGTGGGCTACGAAAGGGAACTCGTCTCCGTGAAGTCGCATCCATTTCTCAAGCTCGGGATCGTCCTTGGCAAGGGACGTGGGCGGGTCGATGTCCTTCTTGCGGCACTCGATGGCGAGAGCCTTCTTGGAGTAGATGACGTAAGGTTTCTTGGTGTCCGGGTCGATCTCCTCGTACCACGGAAGAAGATTTCTCAGCTCGAACATGTGCTTCTCCAGCTTGTCGAGACTCTCGAGTAAATAGGATTCGTCTATGGGCAGGCCTTTGAAGCCCATCTCCCTAGTGTGGAGGGAGAGGCGTGCCTCGTTCTCAGGCCACTCCCCACGGCACTTCTTATAAAACTCCCAGCATAACCTAGAATCGTCGAGGCAGTACTGCAAGAGTTCCTTCGCCTTGTCTTCCGCGATGGCGTCCTCCCAAGACTTGCCCTTCATCCAGTTCCGCATGGTCTTGTCCATCTCGGTGTCGAGTGCGTACTTCACGGCACCTGCGAGGTTCCTCTGGTAGTGACAGTAGACGGCTAAGTCTGCAGTGCACTCCCACCCCGCGAGGGAGTCCGCGATTTTCCAAGGTACGACCCCCTGCTCCGCGAGCCTCTCGAACACTACCTGATCGAAGGCGGCGTTGTGGGCGACTAGAGTATGCCCTTTCACTTTATCCCAAGGTGCGTCATTGGGGTGCCCCACCCACTCGAGGTCGTCGTTCACAAGTGAGACCATGTAGCATTCCCACATGGGGTGGCGGCAGTAGGCGTGAGCGCCCAGAGTTATTATGGAGCAGTCTTTGTCGTAATAGGTTTCGAAATCGATGACTGTTGTCGGCATGTAATTATATCCTTGATTTTGGGTTGTTTGGTAAGACACGTTCGTCTGACCCATTTATAGTAGCCCATTCGCGACACACCGCTGATCTCGCAGGAGGCTTTCACGTCTAGGTACTTGGCGAGCTGATGTGCTCTCTGAAAATTCGTAGCTTTCATTATAGGGGGCCGTAGCCCCCAAGCGAATTTACGCAGAGAACTCGGCCAACCACTCCTTGAACTCAGGAGTGTTGATCGCACCCTTCTTGAGCATAGGCACGTAGGTCGTGTTGCCTGTCTTAAAGGCACGCTTCTCGGTAGTCAACTCAAACGTACCCGTGGTCAACCCCGCTCGGTAGTAGGTACCGGCGGCGGAGATGATGTCCGTGGCGGCGGAGAAGTACGCTGTGTTGCGCAGTTTCCAGCGAGCGAAGGCGAACTTCTTGTCACCGTGGTCAAACGGGAAGTAGGTCGACGTCTCGTCGTCGCAAGCGATGCAGACGAGGGCATCAGCCATGGGCTTCCACGTAGGTGCAATGCGTTCACTATCAGGGCCTGAGCTCCAACCAAGCGTACCACCTAGCTCGAGAACCTCGGCTTTGGTGTTGACCAAGCGAGGGATCTCGTCAGTGCCCCAAGGAAGGTTTTCCTCGTAGAGTTTGGCGAGGCGGATTACCGTGATGTTCGCGGGTTGCTTGAGCTTGTACTCGCCGTCGAGTACGAGGTCGCCCTTGGCTAGCCCGTCCACGTCGGACAACTTGCCCATGCCCGAGACGATCTGGACTAGCGGGAACTTGATGTCGTCGCTGTCGATGTCTCCGCTGATGCCTGCGGCTGATGCCGTAGACGTGGCGGCCAGCTCGTCGGCAGTGGCGATGATGTCCGTAGTTGAGATAGTCTCGGCGACTTCCTCGGCGTTTTCGATTTCGGATGTTAATGATGTCTTAGCCATAATATAACTTGATCTGATTTGTTTATACTGAGTGTAGTGTCCTCCGGTGTGGCGGACGTTACGTTAGGTTTCTTTGCTTCCTTAGATAAGGTAGCAGAAGCTGATCTTCATCCTCTGGGATGAGGTCGTTTGCAAGTAACGCCGACTCTACCGAGGGTCGTGCGTCTTTCTTGGAGCCGTGCGGCAACTTGGTCGCATAGGCTTTGGCGATGTCCGATAGGGATGCCTTGCACACCGACATGAATTCCTCGGGGGTGAACTTGTCGGACAGTGCGTTGTACACGTCACCCATTTCTTCGCCCGAAAATTTAGTCGTGGTCTTTCTGTGGTGGAGGGAGTAACCCGGAATCTGCTCACCCTCTTGGTGCACCATGCGGAGGGCTTCCTTGCGCACCTGCTTGCCCCAGTTCTCCACCACTCCCGCAACCTCCAGCATCTTCCCGATCATGACGGGGTCGTCGATGGCGAGGGGATCGAGGTTGTCCCAGAGAGACACCTCGAAATTGGCGGCACCTGCGGCATATTTCTTGGCGAGAGGTAGTAACTTGGACTGGAGCGCGGGACAGGCGACCCTCTCGCCACAGAACTTGCAGGCCTCGGTGTTGGGGGAGAGATCCTTCTCCTCGGCGAGGGCTCTGAGTATTATCATCTCAAGCCTCATGAGCATGTCCGTGTAATCGTCCTCTCTGGAGAACGTGTGGGTACTGACCTCATCCCGACGTGGAAGTATGAAGTGAACCTTCACGGTTTCCGCCCAAGAAAATTTCTGGAAGCACCCCAAGGCGTAGGCTACCCCTTGGATATTTATTTCGGCATCGTCGACACTGTTGTAACCGAACTTATAGTCAATCATGTCGACGTGGTTGTCGGCATGATGCTCGGCCACTACGTCAGCGGTTCCGAAGATGAATAAACTTTTCATAGAACTTACAGAAGTTGTCATTGTATTTGAATTCGTATATAGGTATCCGTTTTCGCGAGGAGCACAGCGTCGTGGCGTAGAGCAACCCCTCATCCTCGGCCACCCCGTCGCAGAGGACTACCGAGTTAGAAAGGATAATCGTCAGAGGATAAGCGGTGTTCAGCGGTGTCATAACTAATCTCCAATCGTAGTTCTCGGTGAATTTTGTCGGCCTTCTTGGTGTGGTGGTCGACATAGTCCAGGCACCTACCGACTAAGACCATCTGGTCGTCGTCGCAGGTACTCATATCCCCCGTCTCGCAGGCTTCGTGGAGCAGGGTGCCCTCCACGGCCACGGGATGGGGCTCGTCATCGTCGGTGTTGCGGAAGCCGGGGCAGATCTCGACGTACTTGAGACTGCTCGGCCCTAGCTTGTGGTGCTTGGGTTTCTCCTCGCTCATCGCAGTTCCTCCGCATCGCAGAGCCAGCAAGGGCCGTGGCCGGGAGCGGGGCAGACGTGTAGCGTTTTGCTACACTCGGGGCGTACCGTGGGGCTACAGCCAAAGGTCGTTAGGCTCAGTAGTATTAGTATCTTAATCATTTTCTTTATGCTGCTGGGTTACTAGGAGGGCGGAGACCTCGAAGAGGTCGTTGATCATAATCTGCAAGTGCGCCATGAACTCGACCATGCAAGCCATGTAGACATGCTGGGGGTCGATGTCCTTGAAGTTTGGGTCACCCACCTTGGACTTCATCCTCTCGGTTAGGATGTCGGTGACCTGCTTCGCACACTTCTCCAGTCGCTCCTGAAGGGCGGTCGGGAGGTCACCGAAGGAGGTGAAGGGGGCGTTGGTGAAGTCCTTGCCCTTGCCTGTGTTCTCGGGGCTGGAGCCGTTTGAGTTGATTCTGAATCCCATTACAATATAGGGTTAAGCTCATCGTCATTGATGAGGTCTATGTTGTTGAGTTTTTGCCGAACACGACTGCACACCTTCTCTTCCACTGTATTAGCGGCGAATACGATGCGTTGAACGCTTTTGGTCTTGGCTCCGGCTCTGTGTACCCGACCGAGAGCTTGCTTTAGCTCGATAGCTGAGAACGATGGTGAAATTATACTGACCCTAGGGAAGGTTCCGTGTTCGTCGTGAAGGTTGATGCCTAGGCCCCCTGCGGACAAGGTGCAGACGACGCACCTGCTGAAGACCCCGAAGGAATCGATGGCGTTCTGGCGTTCCTTCAAGGTGTCCCCGCCCTTTATGACGAGGGGTTTGTACTTCTCGAGCAGCTCGACCACCTTCTCGAGGGTAGCCCTGAAGGAAACGAAGACGGCGACGGCACCGCCCTCCTCTATCGCATTGGCGGCGAGGTCGGCGAAGATCGGAGCCTTCATCATCTCGATCTCCTGCCGAAGCCTCAGTTGCTTGGTCAAGGGATTATCGGGATCGGTGTCGCCGATCGAATGCTCGAAGAGGTCGGCCAGTTCCTTGTACACTATGTCTATGTGCTCGGGGAAGCCCACCTCGTAGCCCTCGGCTGTGATCAGCGTCTCGGGAAAGTCGGGTATCTCCTTGGTGCGGAGGCGGGAACCCTTCTCCGAATAGATTTGATCGTGGAGCTTCTTGAGGTGAAGCCTGCCACCTACGAAGTCGAGACCCCCGAAGTGACCACGGGCACACCCGTTCTTGAGGCACCAGTTCCACCAGTCGGAACCTTTATGAAGACCTAACGCG